AATAATATATATGGAAAAAGTTACATTAAAATTACATGAGTTTTATGCTTTAGAAGCTGAACTTAATGGTGTTGTGAATAATCAGACTGGTGAAGTACTTTCTAAAGGCTTACTAACTGAAAAAATTAAGTTATCAACTAAATATTGGTTATCAGATTTAGCTAAAAAAGTAACAACTGAAAAAGAATCTGTTGAGAAACTTAAAGAAGAATTAATTAAAAAACACGGTGAAACTGACGAAACTGGTAATATCAGTATTCCAATGTATATCAACGTTGTTACTAATGAAGAAGGTGAAATAACAAGCAGAGAAGTAAATCCAAAGTTTGTAGAATTTCAAAATGACTTCAATACACTTTTACAAGAAGAAAAAGAATTAGAACATAAAGAATTTAAACTCGTTGATTTTGAAAATGTAGAATCAGAAGGAGTTTATGTTACTTTCTTTAAACTTGTAAAACCTGAATAATGAGTGAAGTTAAAAAACTAACTATTGAAGAGTTAGACGAAATTAAAAAGATTAAAGCTAGTTACAACGATTTAGCTATATCATTAGGTGAATTAGAGATTGAAAAATCTCGTTTACTTGAATACCGTAAAAATTTAAGCGACGCTGAATTAGTTTTAGCTAAAAAATTACAAGATAAATATGGTGAAGGTTCTATTAATCTTGAAACAGGTGAAGTAAATTCATAATATGTATTGTTAGGTGTTAGGAGTTAATATAGAAGAGAACCTCGGCAGTAATTGCCGGGGTTTCTTCGTTTTATAAATTATCTTACATATTTATCATTAGACAAAATCTATTCAAAACATGGCGCAAGAAACATTAATTTCTCCAGGTGTACTAACACGTGAGAATGACTTATCTCAAATAACCCAATTACCTCCAACTGTGGGTTTGGCATTAGTAGGTCCGACTGTTAAAGGTCAACCGTATATCCCAACTGTAGTTACTTCATATAGTGACTTTAAAAACAGATTTGGTGGTTCATTTATTAGCGGAGGTGCTAATTATGAGTTTTTAACAAGCATTGCTGCTTACAACTACTTTTTACAAGGTGGTGAATCAATTTTAGTAACAAGAGTACCAAGTGGTTCATTCACCGCTGCTACAGCTAGTTGTGCTACAACTGCTAGTACAAGTGGAATTCCAGGTAACAGTGGATTTACTGCATCGTTTGTTTTAGAAACAATCAATGTTGGTACAATGAACAACAACACTAGTTCTTTATTAAGTAATGGTGCTTTAGCTACTGGAACTCAAGATAACGTTAAGTGGGAAGTATCAAATGTAAATTTACAACAAGGTACTTTCACAGTATTAGTTCGTCGTGGTGATGACAATACAAACACTAAAGTTGTTTTAGAAACTTATTCTAATGTATCTTTAGATCCATTACAACCTAACTATATCGCCGCAGTAATTGGTGATCAATCAAGAACTGTATCTTATGATGTTGATATGGGTGGATATTATATTCAATTATCTGGTAGCTATCCAAACAATAGCCGCTATGTAAGAGTTAAATCTGTTAGAGATACTCCATCATATTTTAATAACGTAGGTGGTGTTGCTACAGATTCAAATAACCAAAGCTATTCAGCTTCATTACCTCAAATTGGTAGTGGTTCATTTGGTGGTGCATTTAGTGGTGCTATTGGTAATGACATTCCATTTATTGGAAACAGTTTATTCCAAAACAACTCAGCTACTGCTCCTCAAGGTGTTCCAGTTGCTAACTATGCTACTGCAAGTAACATTTTAAGTAACAAAGATGATTATGATTATGAATTACTAATCACTCCAGGTTTACAACAAGCTGATCACGCTACAGCTCAAACAAATTATATTTCAAATGCTGAAGAAAGAGGTGATCATTTCTATATTATGGATTTAACTCCATATGGTTCAACTATTAACACTCCAGTAACTGAAGCACAAGGTTTAGATACTAACTATGCTGGTGCTTATTGGCCTTGGGTTCAAGTTGTATCTCAAGAAACTGGTAGAAACGTATGGGTACCTGCTTCAACAATTATGGCTGGTGTTTATGCTTTCAACGATAATGTAAGTGCTGAATGGTTTGCTCCTGCTGGTTTAAATCGTGGTGGTTTAGGTGGTGTTATTCAAGCAGAAAGAAAATTATCTCCAACAAATCGTGATAATTTATATGCTGGTAAAGTTAACCCAATCGCTACTTTCCCTAACGTAGGTGTTACAGCATTTGGTCAAAAGACATTACAACAAAAAGCTAGTGCTTTAGATAGAATTAACGTTCGTAGATTATTAATTGCTCTTAAGCGTTACATTGGTAATGTTTCTAAGACATTAGTATTTGAACAAAACACAACTGTAACAAGAAACAGATTCTTATCTCAAGTTACTCCATACTTAGAAAGTGTACAACAAAGACAAGGTTTATATGCTTTCAGAGTAGTAATGGATGACACAAATAACACTCCAGATGTAATTGATAGAAATCAATTAGTAGGTCAAATTTACTTACAACCAACTCGTACAGCTGAATTTATCTTATTAGATTTCAACATCTTACCAACTGGTGTAGAATTTGGAAGTTAATAAAATTATAATTTAAATAATGGAAAATAAAAAAATAAAAGAATTCAAGGACGACGCAGCAGCCGATACTTCGGTTGCTGGCGTTGGCCCTTTTTTAACAAAAATAGCATCAGCAGTAACTAATGTAAAAGATTACTCTAGAGTGATTGAAGCATTAATGATGTGGCTAAAAAATAAAAAAGGTTCTCAGTTATCTGGTCTTGATAGTAACCCAAACTATAAAATGGTATTGAGTTACTTAAATAAAATGCAATCAGACGCTGAAACTGAAAAGAAACCAGTTGAAAATCCAGTTGCGCAAAAATAATAACTATTAATATTTATATAAAATAACAATACAATGGCAGTATTAGATCCTACCGAAATTATGTTCACCGCTTTTGAACCAAAAGTTCAGAATCGCTTTTTAATGTATATTGACGGTATCCCTTCATATTTAATTAGAAAAGCTTCAACTCCGTCTTTCAACGCTGGTGAAATCGTATTAGATCATATCAACGTTTACCGTAAAGTTAAGGGTAAAGTTCGTTGGAATGATATGACTTTAGAACTTTATGATCCTGTAACTCCAAGTGGCGCTCAAGCTGTAATGGAATGGGCTCGTTTGGCTCACGAATCAGTAACTGGACGTGATGGCTATAGTGATTTCTATAAAAAAGATTTACGTTTAGACATTTTAGGTCCTGTTGGTGATGTAGTTGGTGAGTGGATAGTTAAAGGTTCTTTTGTTAAAGAAGCTAACTTTGGTGAATACGATTGGGCTAACGAAGCATATGTTTCAATCAGCTTAACAATAGCAATGGATTATTGTATCCTGAACTACTAATCGTTCATCCATATATTTAATAAGAAAGTCATCCGAGAGGATGACTTCTTTTATCTTTGTATATTTATATATATAAAAACAATATAAACGTTATGGAACAAAAGTTTAAGTATCCTACTGAACAAATCGATTTACCTTCTAAAGGTTTAATTTACCCTCCTGAATCACCATTATCAAAAGGTGTTATTGAAATGAAGTACATGACTGCAAAAGAAGAAGATATTCTATCTAATGCTAACTTTATTCGTCAAGGAACAGTTATTGATAAGTTATTACAATCAATGATTGTGACAACAGGTATAGACTATAATATGTTATTAAATGGTGATAAAAACGCTATTTTGATAGCAGCACGTATTTTAGGATATGGTAAAGATTATGATTTTACCTTTGTTGATCCTAATACAGGTAGAGCTGAAAAAGCTACTGTTGATTTAACAACATTAGATACTAAGAAAATCGATGAAAGTCTATTCACACCAGGTAAAAATGAATTTAATTTTGAATTACCATTCTCTAAAACTATGGTTACATTCAAGTTATTAACACATGGTGATGAGCAAAAAATAGATAAAGAAATTAAAGGTTTAGAAAAAATCAATGCTCAAGGTTCATATGATGTTACAACTCGTTTGAAACACACTATTGTAGCAGTTAATGGTGATAGAGAAACAGCAGCGGTTAGAGAATTTGCTGAAAATATGTTAGCTAGAGACGTAAAAGCTTTACGCGAACAGATTAACAAAGTAATGCCAGATGTTGACATGAAAGTTAACGCGGTTAAATCTAACGGCGATGTAGTGGAGGGCATCGATTTACCAATTGGGGTTAGCTTTTTTTGGCCTGACTCCGGAGTATAAGAAAATAATACTAGACGAAGTATTTTTACTTTGTTATCATAGTCAAGGTGGATTCACTCATGATCAAGTATATAATATGCCTATAAGATATAGACAATATTACTTACAAAAACTATCAGAACTTATTGAAAAACAACAAGAAGAAATAGATAAAAGATTCAATGTGAGTGGCGGCGCAGAAATGGCGCAACCAAATAAAACCACTAAAGAACGTCCACCAATACCAGATTTCGCATTTAACGCAAGAGCGCCTAAAAAATAGGCGCTTTTGATATTTATACGTGATATAAACTGCAAGTATACAAATGGCTACCCCAGAAGAAGTACAATTACAAGATAAATTAAATGATGAGTTAAAGATAACTAATAATACTCTTAACTCAATTGCTAATAATTTAGCTGAGCAGTTTAAATTACAGCAGAAGATTGGTAAGGAAGTTGAACAAACTGCTAATGATTACTATAAAGATCTAGCCAAAACACTTAAAGCATCTGCTAAAGATGTTTTCACAATTGCAGAAAATCAAGAGTCATTAAATCGTGGTGCTTTAAGATCAAATACTATTCAAACTCAGATCGCTAAAGCATTAAAAGAGCAAAATAAAGCTGCTGCTACATTTGAATTATTAGAGCAAGAAATTGGTACTTTAACTAAAGAAGAAGCTCAATGGAGAAATGATGCTCTAGAAGCATCTAAACAACAAGTAGCTACATTAACTGCTCAGTTAACTAGAGCTAAACAAATTGAAAAAACAGCTGGTTTAACAGGTAAGATATTTGAAGGTATATCTCAAATTCCATTATTAGGAAAATTAGTTGACACTGAAAAAATACTAGAAAATGTTTATGAAACAGCTGCTAACACAGGTAATAAATGGGCAGCATTTGGCTCAGGTTTAACTACTACATTTAGTCAGATTGGTAAAAAATTAACTGATCCTGTAGTTTTATTTACAGCCCAAATAGGTTTAATTAAGAAATTTTTTGATTTATATGGTGGTGTTAATAAAAGAATAGTTGAGCAAGGTAAACAATTAAATATAAGTAAAGAGCAATCTCAAGCTTTATATGAGAGTGCTTATCAATATGCTGCTGAACAAAGAAATGCTTTTGTTACTGAAGCTAGAATACTAGAAGGTAGATATAAATTAAATGAAGCATTAGGTACATCAATTGCATTCACTAATAAAGAAGCAATCACAGCTGAAAAATTATCTCATTACTACGGTATAAGTGAAGAACAAAATGCTCATTTAGCTGTACTAGCCAGAGAAATAGGACAAACAAATGATGATATTTTAAATACAGTTATTAAAACAACTGTAAATCAAAAATCACAATTTGGTGGTACATTAAGTCAACAAAAAATATTGCAAAAAGTAAGTTCAGTTAGTGGTGAAATATTAACTAAATTTAAAGGTAATGTTGGTGAACTAACTAAAGCTGTAATGCAAGCTGATAGATTAGGATTAACATTAGAACAAGTAGATAAAATTGGTGAGTCATTACTTAATTTTGAACAATCAATTGAAGCTGAACTTAAAGCTGAATTATTAACTGGTAAA